GAGCACCGGACTTTTAATCCGGGGGTCGCGGGTTCAATTCCCGTCGGACCCGCCATATTATGTACGAAAAAGTACTAGACTTTTTTCTTTCTTAACTTCTTTTTTAGCATATTCAGAAAGCCCTACGTTAGGCGCTAAAAGAGTAGAGTCTAAAGTTTTCTTTTGTATGGATTGTGTTTTTTGGTGTGGACGCTGCTCTGAACCTACCAACCCGCGCAAATGGGCAATTAATCGTATAGCGTCAAGCGAAGCCTGCTCAAAACTCAAAGCTAGACGGCAAACAAGCCAGGTACAGGAGGCTTAGACGTGGGATTATCGATTTGCAGAAAAGATGCGGTTGAATGGCTAACTGACGAAGGCTGGATTGTTCTGTGCTTCTACAGCGGCTTTTCCCATCACTTAGAACAGTGCTATTTTACGCCTGGAACCCCAAAAAACTTAGAGTTCGAAGTCATGGTTGCACCAGTAGCACTTATACCTAAAGGCATGTATGGCGTGGCACCGTTTTGCAGAATAAAAGACACGCTTGAAAACCGCGAGTTGTTAAGAGCAGCCCTAGCAGAGTTTCATGACAAACGGCTCCTGCTTGCGCAACAACTTAGCGTAAACATCAAAGAATTACGGCAGAAAATACGGGAAAACGTTATTCCCGGACTTAGGTGATTTTTTATGGCTAGCGCTGATGATAGAAGTCAAAATATTTCTCTTTCAAAGTCAAAAGTCAAATTTGACTTTAATACCGTTCGCTCCCGCGTCATACCCATACTCAAAGGCATCGAAGTAAAGATGTATCCTGCCAAAATTGGGCGTATACGTGGATGGAAGCGCCAGCATGTAGCTTACTATGTTAAAAAGCTGGAAAAAGCAGGGTTAATCCGCCGCTTAAAGCGCAGTAACTTTGTTGATTTTGAGTTGACTGATCGAGGTCAAAATTTTCTCATATCCTGTGAGGGTGTCCTCTTCAGTAGCGGCGTCTTTCGGCTGCATCGCTGCTTTTTCAAGTATCCGGTTCTACGAGAGGGTGTTTATCCTTTGGGCGATTTTAGGCGGATTGAGATGCAGAATTGGACGGCTCTTTTGGGGTTAGAACAAGGCGTGAAAGTGAGGCATACGACGACGTCTTGGATTGTTCATGTTGAGACTTTTTATGGTCGAAGTCCTGGGGAGCTGGTGACTTTGGCTAAGAACTTGGCTGACCGTGTCGCTCAAGGTTTGATGAGCAAGTATGGTTGTGTTTTGGGTCAGGGAGAAATTAACAGGCGTCACGAATTAGGAATCGATGACCCAGTAGCCAATTTATTGAATCGATATTTTGAAGTGAGTACGCCAAAGCGGTTGATTGATGATAGCCCAGGAGAAGACGAGGGTGAGTTGGATCATCTTGGCCGTGACGCTGCAGTCGAGTATTTGCTGATGCCTGAACGAGTCAAGAAACTGGAAGGCCAAGTAGAAACCGCTCTAACCGATTTAGAGAGGATTTCGGGCAGCCTTACAAAGCTGGAGAAAATGAGCGGTGACTTAGCTAAAGTTGCTGATGCATTAGGAAGACTTGCGGGGAGTTTAGAAGGCAACACCCAAGAAGCGCCTAAAACTTCTGAAAACGGAGGGAAAAGCTACGTTTCTTAGCTTCAGTTTCAAATTTTTGGCGGTTAAAACCTGTTCAAAAGCGCTTTTAGCGCCCAGTCTTGGGCATGGAAAAAGTCCATGCTTTTCAGGAGTCGCTTTTCTACGGTTGATTGGTGTAGATGCCAGAGTGTTAAAAGTTGTTTCCCTTAATGGAGCGGCTTTCTTGGAGCGTGCATTTTGATATGGAAGCAAGTGACGAACCTGTTCAAAACATGGCTATTTCAGGCGAAAAAGCGACAAAAAGCAAGCGCAGCCAAGCCGACAAGGTTGGAAAACTGAAGTATTTACTTGCCAAGGACAAGAAACTCGACCGTGACGTAGCCGAGATAAAGCTGTTGCTTCGGGTTATTTTTGCTGGCTTGAAGGATTCATTGCACTATGAGAAGTCGCTAATCGAAGAAGCAGCCTGTTGCGATGAAGTTGATAGGGCCATTTTGCAGTTGCTGTTTGAAGCGGGCGCTCCCGGATTGCTGCCTAAAGACATAGCCGCCAAGTTGGCTGAATTCAAGGTTGCTAGGCATCAGGTGACTCGTCGCATTGTTCGGATCAATAGGCGGTTGGCTAAGGAGTTGGATTCGATGGTTGTTGAGCGGCGGGGTTGGTGCTGGGCTATGACAAGCTTTGGTGTGGACGCTTACAGGGCGTCTGAGAAGGATTTGCTAGCTGACGGTATAGCTGTCCGTGGTAATGATCGCAGTGACGAAGGCGGGGAGGGTTCTGGTGTTGAATCGTGAAGAGACGCTTAGACTTTTGGATGCTAAGATTGCTTTGGCTGAGACAGAGTTGGAGATATTGCGTTTGGAAGTTGAGCGTGATTGGAAGATGCGGTTTGCTGCTTTGTTTGCCCAGACATTGTATTTGTGGGATAATTGGGCTGAATGCAAAGGGTGCGAAAAAGGCGATTTTATCCATGAGGCTTGTTTGGAGTCTCGCATGAAAACGGGTAAATGCGTTTTTGAGGTTGGGTCTAAAAAGCTAAAGACGATACCCTGGCCTGCAAATAGGAGGGCTAGGGAATGACGCGATTGGACTTTATATTGCCATTAGTCAGCGAATGGCCTTTTGGTCCTCCACGCTACCCAGTTAAGAAGGTTGTTTGTGCCGTTTGCGAAAAGGAAATTTGGCTAGAGATTACACCCGACTATCTGTTGCTGGTCAATAAGGACGCCAAGGTCCGATTCGTTTGTACGGATTGTGCACGCCCAAAGGCTGGAGGCTCTTAGGTTTGGCGTTGACTGAGCGTGAGAAGAAGATTTTGCGTTATTGGTCCATGGGGTTGAATGATTACAAGATTGCAGGTAAGCTCAAAATTGAAGCGCCAACTGTTACTCGTTCAAGGTTAAATGCTTTGAGGAAGATTAGGCAGGCTGAAGCTGATTTGGAGTTTTTTAGGGGTCTTAATTTAAAAATTTCTGTGTAAACGTATTTGCGCTAGTAGCGTATATGCACTCTCAAGCCATTAATGCTCAGCAAGCGGATTGTTTCTTGGCGATTTAACTATGTCTCAGGATGGCTGTGGCTGTAAGGATTGTAAGCGTGTTCGGGAGCATGTAGCTTCTATTTTGCCTTTTACGGTTCTTGAGGCTATGTCAGGTAAGCCCCTGCGTATTCGGGGCGTAGCCATGTGTACAGGCATGAGCCGAAACCTCAACATCTACACTTCCGAAGAACTCCAAGCATTCTCAAGCAAGTTATCTAATGCGCCCGTTTACATCGAACATGTTGCAGTGCCTAACGCCGTTGGCAAGGTAACTAAAACAGACTGGGACGGACACAACCTCTGGTATGAAGCAGAGATTTACGACAACCAAACCGCTGAGAAAATTCGCAATGGTCTAGTCCAGCACGTGAGCGTTGGAGCGGACTATGAAGCGGTTGATGTTGTGGACGGCAAGGTACCCCACGGACTCCATAACGCCGAATTGAGCTTAGTGGCTGTGCCCGGTATCCCTGAAACTAACGTTCAAGTTTTAGAAAAACTTGTAAACACCAAAGTTAATGAGGCTCTCCGTAAAGCGGGCATTCAAGAGGCAGAATGGGACACTGCCTACGTCAACGACTTACCCGATGATTGTTTTGCAGCAGTCGAACCCGGGGGTACAAAAGACGAACAAGGCAAAACCACGCCCCGCAGCCTGCGGCATTTAGAGTACAAGAACGCCCAAGGCAACCTCGACCAAGCCCACGTTACAGCTGCCCTGCAACGGCTCGATCAAACCAAAATCTCGCCAGAACTAAAAGCCCAAGCACTCAAAAAGTTGTGTTCGGCTGCTGGAGAACTCAAAATCGAAAGCTCCGTATGCAACTTGGACAGCACAGCAGAACATCTAAAAGCTGTGCTTGCTGAAACTGAAACTAAACTTACGGGTGCAAACCAGACGGTTGAGCAACTCAAAAAGCTGGTGCCAGGCGTGGACCTACTAAAAGACCCGCCGATATTGATGCCTGTTGTGGAGCACCTCTCAAGTCTTGACCGTATGAGGGATAAGTTCCCGTCTAGGGCGGTTGAGCGTTCATGGCATCTGGGACCGCAGCGTATGTGCCAAGAGATGCGTGGGGTACTTGACAAGGAGACCTCCACGGCTAAGGAGAGGTTGAAGAAACCATGATTTTGCTCACTTTTGTGGGGAAGAGTACCAAAGGACGAACTTTGGGAAATTCAAGAAGAGAAAATGAATTGATTAGATGACTGATAAGACAGGCAAAGCTTGGATGGCTGTTGGAGAAACCGACGACCCCGAAGTACTCATAGAGTCTTTTGAGGCTGAAGCCGCAGTAACCAAAGGCTCACCCGTCTACCTGAGTTCAGACGACAAAGTTTCGCCTAGCCCAGGCGGAGACATGGCCATAGGCGTCGCAGTCAAAACGACAGCAATCGGCGACATGTGCCCAGTGCTCAGAAAAGGAAGAGTCAAAGTTGTGGCGAATGGACCCATAACCCGTGGATATGGCGTATGCAGCGCAGGCGGCAACAAAGTAACCCAGCTCGTAGATCAACCCGTTAACGAAGGCGGCGCAGCAACCTACACCATATTCTACAACCGCAAACTCGGAACCGCCCTTGAATCAGCAACCGCAGACGGCGACCTAATCTTTATCAACGTAGCGAAGTGATAGCCTTGAAACCTAGACTTTTTGAGGCATTGATGGCTAAGCCAAACGACCAGCTGGAATTCTATGAGAAACTCAAACAGAAAGCCGAACACCCCTTCCTAAAACGTTATGTGCAGATGGGAGTCAAAGAGGGCTTTTTCAGCGACATGGCAAGCGCCCTTGGAAGAATGCACGACACAATGGTGGACGCTGCATGGCCAGAGCTCATCGGCAGAAACATGATCACCGTTATGCCGACGACTGAGGCTATGGAGCGTTTTCCGCTGGATGCTGGAGCAGTCGGCTACCGCTACGCAGAAGGCGCAGTCACCAGATTAAGCGCAAAGAAAGCCTCCACCGTAGACATCTACACTAACCAGCTTGCTGAATCTTCAGATGAGTGGACTCGCGAATACCTCGAAGACGCCACCTGGAACGTTATGAGCAAAGCGGTTGATAACGTGGGCAGAGCTTTAGCGCAGAAAGAAACCGAAACCATACTCGCCTTATACGCTGCAGTTCAGGCAGGCGATTTGGCAACTGGCGCAGAACTGGCCGGCGGCGGTGCCGTGGCTAGTTGGGCGTCGCTTTTGAGTCTGCATGAAGCTGTCCGAAGAGAAAACTGGCGACCTAACATTCTTGCTGTCAATGAAATGCAACTGCATCAACTGCTAAACGATGACAAATTCGTCAAATCCGTCTATCTGCCAAGTAGCGAGACAGACATTGCACAGGGCACTATCGGTAGCGTACTTGGCATGACGGTGCAATCAAGCACTTTGGTGCCTAACGGAACGATGTACACAATTGACACCCGTGTGGCTTCAGTTATGCTTCTCCGCAGGGATGTCACCGTGGAAGATTGGGAAGACGTCAAAAATGGCAAGTACGGCGTGCGTGGAACCACAAGGTTTGGCGCTGGCATACTGCGATCCAAAGCTATTGCCCGAATGACCAACGTAAAACAAACCATGACCTAAACGGAGCATGGTCGATATTGCAACAATTTCCCCATTTTTTTGGCTAACAAAAAATCTCAAGGTTGAAATGTCATGAGCAAAGTAATCAAGAAAATTCGTGAGGTCCTCTCTTATGCGCCTGCTTCTGGCGTGGCATCGCCAAGCGGTAGAGTGTTCTTTGACACTTCATGCATTCCTTTAGCTGACGTTATGAAACTCTATGACCGCGATCCAACCTGCAAGAGTAGTGTTGACTTGTTGGCGGCTTCTACGGTTGGCATGGGCTTCTATACAACTGCTGACGAAAAGTACGAGAAAGCTTTCGAAGCAAAGGCGGTTGTAGACAAGTTCTGCGAAGACATCAACCTTGATGGGCTACTTAACGAGATGGCCAAACCATTGATTGGCTGCGGGAACGATTTCTGGCTTAAACTAAAACCTGAACGTCTAACTGATACCCTTCGCATGCCAGATGACGCGGTCCAACGCATAGGGCTTAGCACTGTTCCCGACCTAAAGATTCCATACAAAGTCACGGGCTACCAGCTCAAGAGCACTTACAGCGGCAATGCAGGCAGTGAGCTTAAGCCTGAAGCAGTTATTCACTGGCGCCTTGGCGGCGACATTCAATCAGGTTTTGGCGTTGGCCTTTTGCAGGTGCTCTTACATACGCTCACAATTGAGAATGATAGGCGCCCAGCGTATGCTTGGATGAAAGCTAAAATTGAAAAGCTCATGCCAACAATCTTCGAAAAATACGCAGGTCCAGACGTCTTAGCCTCAGTCCCAGACGCAAAAGAACCAACCATAAAACAGTTCGAAAGCGCCATAAAGAACCGCAGCGAAGAAGGAACATGGCTTTTCTACAGCGGCAAAACACCCGCCAAACTCGACCCAGTCACCATCGACCCACGGGCACGCTTCGAGTATTACATTGACCACATGGTTAACCAATTTTATCTAGGCTGCGAAACCCCGCTGCCCAGACTATTCAGCACTCCTGGCTTCACCGAGGCGTCGGCGAATGCAGCTTTGGACCTGCAAGATATGCTCGTCAAACCCATTCAGCGCTACATCAAGCGCCAAGTGGAACGGGAAATCTTCTCAGTTGTTGTTAACCAAGCGGGTTACGATTCGACTAAGGCTAAGGTGCGGTTGAATTTTGGCAGCATAGAAACGCCAGAGCTCAACCCTGCTGATCTTATCAAAGCCGCTGAACTGGGACTAATTCGAGCGGAAGAATTCCGAAAGAACGCAGTCAAGTTTGGCTGGGAACTCTGGGATACCCAACCCGAAGGCACACCAAAGCAAACGGGCATTGAAGGTAAGGAGGTAAAAGAGAAATGAAGTTGTCAGACAAACAGCAAGCGCTTTTGATGTTTGCCGCTTTCGTTCTGCCGCCATTAGCTACTTGGATGGGACTCGGCTATCCAACTGGAAACGTCGAGCTAGGCATTCTTGGTAGCTCAATGGTTGGCGGAGTGATTGCAGGCATCAAAGAGCTGATGGGCGGCAAACCCCAAGAAAGCGCAGGAGCTGCATAAAAAATGGGTAGCGTATCAGCGGAAGACGTCAGAGACGCCCTCAACTTGAAAGACTCGGACATCTCTGACGTTAAAGTTCTAAAGATGATTAAGCGTGCAGAGGTCACTTTAGAGCTTGAATTATCCGCTGATATCGACTACCAAAACTGCACTGACGCCCAAAAAGAGGCGATAACGCTTTTGGCTGCCATCTATGCGGTCTGCTACTTGACTGGCGGCTCAGCAATCGGTTTAAACTTTAGCGTCGGCGATTTGTCCAGTTCCAATTCGTCTTTGCCAAGCTTGACGGTTTTGCAGAACGAGTTCGAGCGGATTCTTGCTAACCTCAAAGGCACTTACGTGGGGAGCGCTTAGCCATGGGAACCGTTCCTGAAGCCTACTATCAGTTTGTCATGGATTATGCGCCCTACGTTTATGTCATACCACCCAACACACCCGACCCAGCTTTTGGCAAGGGTGTTTTGGCGGCTAGCTTCGCCATCGACTTTCTCTATGAAGCCTACTCTGCCCCACAATTCGAGAACAGAAAAGCAGACATCCACAGCAAAGTAGTGAGCCTAGCCGATTGGGTTCTAACCCAGCAGTGCCTTGACCCTGCACGTAAGGCTTATGGCGGCTTTAAGAGTGCAGAAACAAGCACCTACTACTACAGCGTGGACGCCTGCAGAGCCATCCCATCCCTGCTAAGAGCATACGACCTCACAGATGATAGTCGGTATTTGGGGGCTGCAAAGCTAGCTGCTGGAACTTTTCTTAAAACAATGCAAGCCCAGCAGGCCTACGGCGGCTTTGCCCGAACCGTAACGATTGGCGATGCTTGGCTTTTGCAACTGGACGTGGAGTGCCTCTATGGCTTAGCTGGTTTGAAGATGCTAGCCGAAACCTACGACACTCCCAACGCAACCCTCTACCAAGGCATCATGGGCAAAGTCATCGGTTTTCTAAGAGTGGGTTTTGAGAATCTTTGGCTTGATTTTGACCCTGCAGATGGCAAATGGCACCGAGTTGGCCTAACAGAAAATGAAGTATACGATGACCCCTTCGCCTACGCCTTAGTGGGTTTGTATGAGGTTGAGGGCTGGAGCGTTAGCTGCCAAAAAGTCTACAACGCACTAAACAACATCAGGGCAAACGCCAAGTACCCAGCCTACAATCCCGCAATCTGCTGGGCAGGCTACATAGATGTGATTAGCCGCTTTTCAGCATGTGACTACTACGACGCCGTCACAAGCGGGATCCTTTGGAAGATACGCCAAAACCACGACCAGCCCAGCCTAGAACTAAGCATCAAAATCATCAGCAAGCATATCGGGGAATTCATGTATTGGGGTGCCAAACACGCCGACTACAGCTATGTAGAAAACAAACAAGCAATGGTTACAGTTTGTTGGCTAGCCCAACTGTTCCTCCACTATGAGGAACCAACAACGCAGTTCACAAGGATTCTAAGAAGCAAGGGTGAAGCAGTTACGCTTTTTCCTGTTCGCGAAGCCACCGCCACTGTAACCTATGGTGAACCCTTGGATTTGTTGGCTGTTGTTTCTCCACTAAAAGCTGAACAGGTGATGCTGGAAGCAGGCTACTACCTCAACGACTACTTGGCCTTCTACACGTTCCTTCCCGTTCGAGTGCACGACAAGATAAGGCGGCAAGGCGAAGACTACGAAATCCAAACCCTAACGCCGTTCACGTTTTCGAATCAGCGGCTCTACTTCAAAAGCTCGGCTAGGAGGCTCATTGTAAGTTGAGCGAATTCGAGAACCCAGTTGTTACAGTTTTGCGGTTAATCGAGTCCCGAATCAGAGCCATTAAAGACGACGGTGGCTTAGCCCGTGTCCTTTGCTCTCAAGCCAACTATGACCGGGAACTGCTCAAAGACTACGACGCCCAAATCACCGTTTCCAAAACCTCTGAGCCATGCCAACAGCAAAAACACACCCTAGACGGCAAGCTAAGACGCCGCATCTACTCCCTCCGAGCAACCATAACTACCGTTGACAAGCCCACTCCAAGCGCTGACGTCGGCAGAGTCATGCGTGACAAAGTCGTTGAACAGCTCCTGTTGATTATTCCCGAAAACCGCAATCTGCCCTACCGAACCATCTATAACTTTTACCCATTAGACGCCACGTCTGAAACTCACAAGGTCTATGACGCCGTAGCTACAACCGAGCTTGAGCCGTCAAACCCTACATGGATAGAACTGCCAAATCCTGAATATGCGAACCTTTGGGGAAGCGATAACGCAAGGCACGCTAAAAACGCAAACGGCAACGGCGAGTACCCATTTACGCTTTTCCGCTTCAAAATGGGCGTTAAAGCTGGCGAAAGCCGTAATGAACCAAGAAAACAGTGCATTAAGCGTATTTTGTTGTCGTTTGAAGGTTACGGGGTTGCTTCGCAGGGAAACGGTGTAACACTCAAAGTATGGGACAACATCTCAGGTGCTTGGAGCAACACACAAAACGGCAGTTTAGGAACGGATGAAACCGTAAGCATCACCCTCACAGAAAACCTAACCAACTATGTCGATGCCAACGGCTTTCTCTACCTAATGGCACGAACAACCAACCCCTCTAACGGAGTTTCGCCTGCCATTTTGTACTGCGATTTTGTCCAAGCAACCGTTGACGTGCGAGGAATAACGTTTTGCGATGTTCACAGTTACCGAGACGTCGATGTAACCGACGTTAAGCCGTTTCTCTACAAAGAAGAAATCCAAATCGTGGCCTGGCTGTTTGAGTCAGTTGCCATCTCATAGTCACACAGGTGAAAAGCATGGTTGACACCTATCATAGCGACCAAGAAAAATTCTACTACGCTACCGAAGGCACCTTCGGCGTAGTCCCAGCCAATCCCTCGATGCTGGGGCACTCCTGCAGTAGCCTAGACCCGGACATAAACCCAAATAACATCAAAATAGCAGGTACAGGCTCAATCGATGTAGTCTCCCTTAAGCGAGGATTAAGACAGCCGCTTCTAAAAGTCAAATATCCAATTCCCTCTGACGCACCCATTAACCTCTTGCAGTACGTCAAACAAGAACTAAACGCTAGCCTCTCTTTGCAGGTGCTCTACTACAAAAACCAGTTCGCTTTTGCCACCGACATCATAAGCCTGCTCTACAAGGGCGCACGATTCAACAAAGCCACCCTAACCTGTGACATAGACGGCATTTTAGAGTGTGAAGCAGAGTTTCCAGCCCAAGACATCGAAGTGGGCACCGCCAAGATTGCAAGTGCATCTTACACTGAGTATGCGGGCGCCGTTTCAGGGAGGGAAAGTTACGTTAAAATCGGCGGTGTAACTTGTGAGCGGGTTACTTCTTGGAAGCTGCAAATTGACAACTCATGCAAGGCGGTTCCAGTCATAAGATCAGTCAACGGGCACTTGGCAAAGTATCTAACGTGGGGCAAGCGGCTGCTGACTGGCGAGCTCGATTTTGAGTTTGAAAGCAAGCAAGAAGCAGATGACGCCTTAGCCGACGTCGAGCAATCCAGCTTAGAGTTTGGGCTTGGCGGCGTCAACAAGGTCAACGTGGCATACACGAAGTGGGACGACTTTTCTTTGAGCGGCAAATCTGAGGACCTGATCTACGCCAAGGTTCCGTTCACGGCTAGAGGACCGCTCAACATTTCATAGTAACGGAGGACAAAAAATGAAAACCGAGAAATTAGAGATTGATTGCAGATTCGGCGAAGAATACCAAGGCACCTACACCTTTGCCGAAATCACCTGGGCTAAACGAAACCGCATCATCCAAAAACACACCAAATACAACAAACTCAGCGGAGACGTGGAAAACAGCGACTTCATAGCCATACAAGCAGAAACCATAATGGCAAGCATGCATGGCCAACCCCAAAGCCACCCCATAACCCTTGAAAAGCTGCTGGGAGAAGAAGACGGTATTCCAATTGAGCTTGGGGAGCTTTTCTCTAAAGTGGTCAACAAGCTAAACGGTATGTCAAGGGAGGATTTGCGTTTTTTACTAGAGCAGTTAGACGAGGAAAGCCGCACAGCTCTCTTGTCGAGTTTAGGCTATGCCAAACCTTCGGATGGACACCCACAGAACTCGCCAAGCAGCCAGCCCGAACAGTGCAGGAGTTCTGCCACATCCTAAACGTGATGGATGAAATGGCCGAAGAAGAGAAACGGAAGGCGGAGCGTGAAGCAAAACGGCACTAGAAGTAACCTGTGACATCCAAGGCGTAGAAGAATTCAAAGTAGCAATGCAAACCTTTGATTCGGGCATACAGCGCGAGGTCCACAGCTTCTTGGTAAGCTGGGCTGCCGACGTTAAAGCCGAAGCCATGCGTCAAGTTCCCGTCCGCACAGGTTATCTTCGAAGCACAATCTATGCAAAGATTCAAGAATGGGTGGCCGAGATCGGCGCAGACGCCACTTACTCCCTCTTCGTTGAGCTAGGAACCAAATATATGCAGGCTCATCCATACCTATTTCCAGCAATTGAACAGTACCTTCCACAACTGGAAACCGTCATAACAGCAACTATTGAGCAAGCCAGAGCGGAGGCGGGCTTATGAGTTATGGCGGTGGATTTCGAGAAATAGCCGTAACTATACGGGCAGTTAATCATGCAAGCGTCGAGTTTGGCAGGATTCAAACTGACGCTGAAGCCTTGGGTGCTCGAATTAAGAGTTTGGGCGCTGCTATCGCTGGCATCGGTGCTTCGGGGATGGCTATTGGTTACATCGCCAACCAGTTCGGATTACTTGATGACGCCCAAACTAAGACGTTCAATTCGGCGATGATGGTTGTCACTGTTATGGGTACTTTCATGACTACCAGTGTGGGTGTGGCTGTTGCCCAGAAAGTTTACTCTGCCGCCTGCTGGATATCCACGGCTGCACAGAACGCCCTAAACATCAGTTACGGAACATTCTTGGCTCTTACTGGTGTTGGTATCGCTGTTATTGCGGCTGCTGCAGTTGCAATGTACAGCTTCTCCAATAGCATGAACGCAGCCACTACAAGTATGCAGAACTTCAACTCCACAGCCAGCCAAACCTCCACCACTGTTACACGAGGTATAGTGCGGTCTGGCGATATGGCGATCTATCGCCAAGGAGTCGAGGACACATGAGCGAACCAGCAGCGTCCTCCGTCACACTCTACTCAGGAGTAACAGGCGGTCCAATTAATCAAGCTGATATTCAGGAGTTGACCGTGCACTTAGGCGGAACCGAGGAAGTCAGCAGCTTCTCTTATCGCCTCCAAAACTGGAACGGAAAATACAGCCCCAATGGCTCTCCGATTGCATTAGGTGAAGACGGCTACATTATGCTGGGTCGAGGCGTCAACTGTCCTCAACTCATCACCACACGAAACGAGAACATGAAGTTCCAATCAAACCCCACAGAGCACTATGTCACTGTTTCGGGTCGTGACTGGGGCGAGCGGTTATTCCGCGAATACGTCACCGAAGGCTACGCCCTCATGAA